ACGTGAAGGAGGAAAAATGAGTAAAGAAGAAAATAATAATAGGACTTCACGGGCTGACGAACAAAGAGTTTCGAAAGAAGCCAAAAAAGTTTGGAAGCAACCATCCAGTTTGGATGCGCCACCTGCACCGAACGGGTATGCCCATAGATGGATACGTACCCAGGTTCAAGGTTTTGAAGATACATCAAACGTATCTAAAAAACTTCGTGAGGGTTATGAGTTTGTAAGAGCCGAGGAGATTAAAGGCATTGGAGACAAATATCCTGTTTTAAGCGAAGGCAAATATCAGGGGTGTATTGGGATTGGTGGCCTTGTACTGGCAAGGATACCGATAGAGTTGTTAGAGCAACGTGCTGAGTATTTTAAGAATATGACTCAAGAACGAATAGACGCTGTTGATCGAGAACTCCTAAAGGAACAGAACCCTGCAATGCCATTCAATATTGATAGGCAAAGTAGAGTGACCTTTGGTGGTAGTCGCAAAAAATAAATTTGCAATACCAACCGGGTCAAAAGTAAAAACGTTAAATATAAAGGAGAAAACATATGGCTAACGTAAGTGAAAAGTTTGGTCTTAGACCTTACAGAAAACTAGACGGTACACCATTAGTTGGAGCTCAAAACAGATACATCATTAAGTCTGGCTATGCGACTGCGATATACCAAGGAGATTTAGTTAAACCTACTTCTACTGGTCACATCGAAAGACATACTGCTAACACTAGTGCTGCTGTTGTGGGTGTATTTAACGGAGTATTTTACAATGATCCAACTACACAAAAACCAACATTTAAAAATTACTATCCTGGCGGTGTAACACCTACTCAAGGTTCTATTACTGCTTTCATAGTTGACGACCCAGATGCTGTGTTTTTGATGGATGCTGACGCAGCATTTAGTAGAGCAGATCTTTACAAAAACTACTCTGTTACAAATACAACTGGTGTAACGCAAACAGGTATATCAAAAGTGCAGCTTGATGTTGGAACTTCAGGTATTGCGAGCACGTTCGTTGTTCAAGCAATGGACATCTCTCAAGAGCCTGCAAATTCTGAAGAAGGTTCAGCTAGCATTAATGTACTTGTTAGAATCAACAATCATTTCTACCGTCAAGGTGGAACTGGGCTAGCATAAGGAGATTAAATCATGGCTATATCACGATCACAACTAGTAAAAGAACTAGAGCCGGGTTTGAATGCTTTATTCGGCCTGGAATACAACAGATATGAGAATCAAGATAAACAGATTTTCGTAACTGAAACATCTGACAGAGCTTTTGAAGAAGAAGTAATGCTATCAGGTTTTGCTGGTGCTCCAGTAAAACAAGAAGGTGCTGGTGTAGTGTTTGATCAAGCAGGTGAAACTTTCACAGCGAGATACACTCACGAAACTATCGCTTTAGCATTTGCTATCACTGAAGAAGCAATCGAAGATAACCTATACGACAGACTTGCAGCGAGATACACAAGAGCTCTTGCAAGATCAATGTCTAATACGAAGCAAGTAAAAGCAGCTAACGTACTTAACCAAGCTCAATTTACTAACGTACTTGGTGGAGACGGTGTTCCGTTAATTTCGGCATCTCACCCACTAGCTACAGGTGGTACATTCAGTAACGTGTTAAGCACTGCATCTGACTTAAACGAAACTTCATTAGAGCAGTCGTTAATTGACATCGCAGCGTTCGTTGACGAAAGAGGATTAAGAATCGCATTGAATGGTGTGAAAATGATAATTCCAAAAGAATTACAATTCACAGCAGAAAGATTAATGAGATCACCTCAAAGAGTCGGCACAGCTGATAACGATATCAACGCAATTGTCAGCATGGGAATGATCCCTCAAGGATACAGTGTTAATAACTTTTTAACTGACACTGACGCATTCTTCATTCTGACTGATGTACCTAACGGGTTTAAACACTTTGTTAGATCACCAATCAAAACTGCGATTGAAGGTGACTTCGATACTGGTAACGTAAGATTCAAAGCTAGAGAAAGATACTCTTTTGGATTCTCTGATCCAAGATGTGTATTTGGTAACGGTAAATTACCTACTAGCTAATAAATACTACTAGTATTACTTAAAAGGGGCGGTGTTCACATCGCCCCTTTTTTTATGTATAATGAAAAGACCTAGAAAATAATATTATGTAGACTGACTAGGCAGACGGTATAGAGACTACATAATCAAAGCTATACAAGGAGGATTTTATGGCTAATACTACTTTTTTATCTAACGTTAGATCTAACGGTGGTGATAACACAAGAGAAACTTACGCAGGTTCTGTTTGCTTGCAGGCACAATTTTATTTTGTACCTACAGCAGCTCAAGGAACTGACGTACAAGTTTCAGCAACGGACACAAGAAAAGTTGTGCTTCCAAAAAATGCTATCGTAACTGGAATCACTTTTAATGGTGATGCTACAGGCGGTGCAACACCTACAATTGACATGGGTTACACTGATTTCGATGGTGGAACAAACTTTGTTAATGTTGATGGTTTACTTAACGAAGCAGATGCAGACGCAGGTACAGTTGTAACTGTGTGGGGAGGAGACTCTACTGCGGGTGTTGACTTAGGAAACGTAGACCTACCAGCAACTGAAAGAATAAAAATTGTTGGTGGACAAGGTTCATCAGCAGCAACTGGTGGAACTATTACTGGAATCTTACATTATTATGTAAAAGATGACGGTAAGGAGTCTAACTAATTATTAAAATTGGTGCTCCTTCGGGAGCACCTTAACAGGAGAATCAAATGGCATTTAAAAATGACATACAGGCGACAAGATTCACAGCAGCCTCTACAACAGCGGTGATAGCACCTGCTGTAAGATTAAGAGGTTTAATTGTATCTTCATCTGGAGGAGGAACAGGTTCAGTTGTTCTTACTACAACTGAAAAAACTGGAACAACTTTGTTGAATTTAGATATACCATCTGGA